GGCGAACCGTTATTAGGTTGGCAGCGTAGTTATATAGATTTACTAGAACATGAAGGTATGCGAGATCTAAAAAATCTCACGTTTGAAACTAATGCAACTCAAAAATTACATAAAGAATTTTCTGACTATCTTAAAACCAGAACAAAAAAACTCCACGTCACTTGGTCCTGTAGTCCAAAACTCTCAGTCAGTGGGGAGAAGTGGGATGAAGCCATCCAACCTGACATTGTTAAGTCTTATTATGATTTATATTGTTCTGGTGGCAGCAGTCTTTATCTTAAGTTTGTTGTTGCCACTGATAATGATATACTCGATGTTAATAGGGCTGTTGAATCTTATCAAAAGGCTGGTATTATGTGCCCAGTCTACTTAATGCCAGTAGGCGGCACTGTTGAAAGTTATATGATGAATAATCGTCAGGTAGCAGAGTATGCTATGAGCCAAGGTTGGCGTTATAGTCCGAGATTACAAGTTGATTTGTTTGGCAATGCGTGGGGTACATGATATGAAAAATGCTATTAAGAAACTTTTCGGGATTGATAAGATTGAAGCTGCTAAAAAACAAGCAGAAGAAGAATTAAAGGTTGCACAAGAAGCAGCCGATGCTGCTAAAGAAGTAAATCGTCTGCAAGGGTTATCTCCTAAGGATTTAGCTACAGAAAAGAAAGAACCTTGGGTAGGATGCCTCGATGTACAAGTTAATTCAGAAAATGTAAGAAATGGGTTTTTTGAATTAGATTGGAATGAATATTTTATTCAAGAATTAAGGCGAGCAGGATATACTGGGCAAGCAGATGAAGAAGTAGTTGCTGCTTGGTTTAGTGATGTTGCTAAAAATTCAGCAGATCAGGAAGGTATTGATATGACTCGCAGGGCGACTGGATATATTAATACTAATAATTTGGGCGGCGGACGGACTGAAGTAAGTTAATGAATAAAACATACATTTTGGTAGATACTGCGAACACTTTCTTTCGTGCTAGACATGTTGTGCGAGGCAACTTAGAAGATAAAGTAGGTATGAGTATTCATACCGTGTTAGGTAGTGTGCGTAAGGCATGGAGAGACTTTAAAGGCAATCATGTTATCTTTTGCCTGGAGGGCCGTAGTTGGCGTAAAGATCATTACGAGCCTTATAAAAGACAACGATCAGAAGGTCGTGCGGCCATGTCTCCGAAGGAACAAGAAGAAGAAAAAGTTTTTTGGGAAACATTTGATCAATTTAAAGACTTTATTATTAATAAAACTAATTGCAGTATCTTACATCACCCTAGGTTAGAAGCAGATGATTTAATTGCAGGATTTATCGAACATCACCCCAATGACAATCATGTTATTATTAGTACCGATGGTGATTTTGCTCAACTTATTTCTCCGAACGTTCGTCAATATAACGGTGTTAGTAGTATTACTATTACACACGAAGGGTATTTTGATGAAAAAGGCAAGCCTGTTTTAGATAAAAAGACAAAAGAAATTAAGCCCGCACCAGAACCCGAATGGCAATTATTCGAGAAGTGTATGCGGGGTGACACAAGCGATAATATTTTTAGTGCGTATCCTGGTGTAAGAGAAAAAGGAACAAAAAATAAAGTTGGATTACGAGAAGCCTTTGTGGATCGTAATAGTAAAGGATACAACTGGAATAATATGATGTTACAGAGGTGGATTGATCACGAAGGTGTTGAACATCGTGTTCTAGATGATTATCTTCGTAATAAACTATTATGCGATTTAAAAGCGCAGCCCGACGACATCAAAAAGATTATTCAAGAAACTATTCAAACAGAAATAGAAAAAAATAAAAATATTCCACAAGTTGGAGTTAGATTATTAAAATTTTGTGCGGAATATGATTTACAAAAAATCAGCGAACAAGTACAAAGTTATGCTGAACCATTAAATTCGAGGTATAATCAATGAATTCAACTGCTAAGGTATTAATACCAAATAAAGAATGGCTAGTACGTGACGGAAATCGTAAAATTGGATCCGTTAGTAAAGCTAAAAAAGGTTATGTTTTTTTAAAGAATGGGAATCAAATCAATTTTAAAAGTCTATCAGAAATTAATGATAGCTTTGGAATCGCAATATTCGAAGAAAACATTAAAAAAGTCAAAACAGATGTTGTGGAAAATAAAAATTATTCGATCTACGAATTTCCATGCAGTTCTAAGCCGCATAATCCTGTTTATAATGTAAAAAAGAAACTACCTTTATTTGCTAAAAGCAATAAAAGTAAGAGTCAATACTGTGCCGGACATTATATTATTAAATTTCGAAAAGGATGGGTTAAGAGCTTCTGCCCAAAACTAATCACTTTGGAGCGTTATCCCTTCCATGGGCCAGTTAAGACCGAGGCAGAATTAAAAATATTGTTAAATAATATTAACAAATTATGAAGCAATTGAACACACTACCTATTGAAGATTTTTTAGACCTAGTTAGAATCGCTATTAAAAGCAATCAAAAAACTGTTACTTTAACCATTAAAGAAGCTACTGATCTTCAAAATAGTTTAAGTGTTGTGATGACGAGATTATCCGGCCAATTAGACAACATCGCTGCGAATAATACAAACGCTACGGTGTCAATCAACATGGATGGTGGAAACTTTTAAATTAAAAATTGATAAATATATGCGTACTTTTTGGAGAGTATGTTTATATTATGTCAAGACCTAAACCAAAAGTTTTATTAGAAACTACTAGCAAAAAAACTTATAAAACTGAACAAGTATTAGAAGCCGAAGCTATTTGGGCAGTTTTCTACCAAGATCGCCCAATTAATCTTAAAACTTCCAGTTTGATAGGACAGCAGCTAGGCCCAAAATATAAAAAAGTATCATTTTCCAATGCCGGCCATGCTTTTAACTTATCAGAAAAATTAAACAAAATATTCAACACTAATGAATTTTCTGTTTTTAAATTAACTACTGGCGAAAAACTAACTGATGAACCCAAAAATTGAAATAACCAAAAAAGTTGCTGAAATACTAGGGTTACCGTTAGATAACAAATCGATTAAAAAACTTATACAGGCTTGGTGGCAAAATCCTCGAAATAAACCAACCGGCGGTCTGCATCTTACCGAACAAGGATTCAATTCCTTAAAACAGGCAGACATTAAAGCACACAAAATAAAATTAGAAGCTCCAATTAAATTCTATAGTAATCAATTAGTTATTTGGCTAGATCGATTTATAGATAGTCCATGGTTTTTGTTTAGAAATGAAATATTTGTTTTTGGGGATAAAACAGCAGTACAGATAATATTATTTTCGGGTAATATAGAAAGATTTGTTAATGCCAAAGCAGAAAGTTTAAAATCTCATTGACATCTTGGTAAATTTAATGTAGAATTTGTATGTAGAAGTTAGATACAATCCATTTTACACTAAATTTGAGGATTTTATGGCAGAGCAGTTTTCCATTAACCGTACAGTTACCCCTAACGAAGCTAAACGTAGCGTTCGTAAATGTATTAATATTCAGCGACCTGTATTTGTCTGGGGACCACCGGGCATTGGTAAATCGGATATTGTTCACCAGATCGGCGCCGAACAAAATCGAAATGTCCGAGATATTCGTCTGAGTTTGTGGGAACCTACCGATATTAAAGGTATTCCTTACTATAATAGCTCTCTTAATACTATGAGTTGGGCTCCTCCAATTGAATTGCCTAGCGATCCTGAAAGCACAGATATTCTGTTTCTAGACGAACTTAATTCTGCTGCTCCGGCCACTCAGGCTGCTGCTTATCAGCTAATTCTTAACCGTCGAGTTGGTACTTACACTTTGCCCAAGGGCGTAAGTATTGTTGCTGCGGGTAACAGAGAGTCTGATAAAGGCGTTACTTATCGCATGCCTGCTCCATTACAGAATCGATTCTTGCATCTTGAATTGCGTACTGATTTTGATGATTGGCAGGAATGGGCTGTAAAGAATATGGTACACGAACAGGTTGTGGGTTATTTAGGGTTTGCTAAACAAGACCTTTATGACTTCGATCCGAAAGGTTCCAGTCGTGCATTCGCTACTCCTCGTAGCTGGAATTTTGTCAGCGAACTTCTTATGGAAGATGATCTCGACGACAATACTTTGACCAATCTTGTTGCAGGATCTGTGGGCGAAGGACTTGCTGTTAAATTTATGGCACACCGTAAGGTTGCTAAACAGATGCCTGAGCCTGAACAAATTCTTAGCGGACTTGTTAAGAAAAGCGAGATTAAAGAAATCTCGGCAATGTATTCATTAACTACAAGTTTGTGTTATGAACTGAAAACTGCACATCAGAAAAAGGTTAAGAATTGGGATGAAATGGCTGATTGTTTCTTTGGATTTATGATGGACAATTTTCCGACAGAATTAGTTGTCATGGGTGCTAAAATTGCTCTTACAAATTTTCAATTGCCATTTGATGCAAGTAAATTAAAGAATTTTGATCGTTTTCATGAAAAATACGGTAAATTTATCATCCAGGCAATGGAATAATTGCAATGACTGCTACTACTGCAAACAAACGTGCTAAAATTAAACTTGAAAAAAAAGAGTTTACTGAAGCTGAAAAAAACAAAATCATTGAAAAACTAGTGACTGCAAGAATTGGTCTTTTATTGCGTCATCCGTTTTTCGGTAATTTGGCAACTCGTTTAAAATTGGTAGATGCCACCGATTGGCTTCCTACGCTAGCAACTGATGGTAGAAATTTTTATTACAATAATGATTTCGTTAATCGTTGCACTCCTAAAAATGCCGAATTTGGGTTTGCACATGAAGTTCTTCATAATGTGTTTGATCACATGGGTCGTCGAGAAGGTCGAGATCCTACATTATCGAACATTGCTGCGGACTATGCAACTAATCAGATTTTAAAAGATGAACGAATCGGTGAAGTTCCAGAATGGATTCAAATCTTCCAAGATAACAAATATCGCGGATGGTCATATGAACAAATTTATAATGATATCTACGAAAAAGCAGACAAGATTGATATCAGTCAGTTGGGAGAACTTCTCGACGAACATCTCGACGGTGAAGGCCAAGATAGTGAGGACGAGGATGGCGATGGTAAAAGCAAACGCCCTAAATTAACTCCTGAAGAAAGAAAAGCTATCAGAGACGAAATTAAAGAAGCAATGGTGGCGGCTGCACAATCTGCAGGAGCAGGTAAAGTACCTGCTGCCGTTGCTAGAATGATTCAAAATTTTACCGAACCGAAGATGGATTGGAGACAAATTCTTCGAATGAATATCCAGAGTATTATTAAAAGCAATTTTAGTTTTACTCGTCCAAATCGTAAAAGTCAACAAAGTGGCGCTATTCTTCCGGGCATGCTGAACGAAGAAACCATTGATGTATGCGTATCCTTTGACATGAGCGGTAGTATTACCAATGAAATGGGTAAAGAAATGATCAGCGAAGTTAAAGGTATTATGGAAGAATATAAAGACTTTAAACTTAAACTTTGGTGTTTCGACACTAATGTATATAATTATGCCGAATTTACCGGAGACAATGCCGACGATTTGATGACTTATGAATTGAAAGGCGGGGGCGGCACAGATTTTAATTGCAATTGGCAATATATGAAAGATAATGATATCCAGCCAAAAAGGTTTATTATGTTTACTGACGGTTATCCTTGGGATTCTTGGGGAGATCCGGATTATTGTGACACGTTGTTCATTATTCATGGAAACGAATCTATCGTTTCTCCATTCGGCCAGACTGCATACTATAAATAAAGTACATAGATAATGTCATTGAATAGAGGTGAAGTTAATCCGTTAAGTGTATTAAATCTCAGAAGGTTAAAATTTATACCAAAACATTTTACCAAAATTTCTGTAGATTTGCTTACGGATATCAAAATTTTAAATCAGTGGATTAACTATAACTTAAATAGCAGGTATGCAATTAAAAAATCGTTTATTATAGATCATAACAATAAAATGATTGAAGTGATCGAAATAGGCATAGAAGATTCTAGGGAAATTACTATGCTTACATTGGGATGTCCCTACATACACAAAACCAAAAAGGAAATATTTTAAAATGGATAATCAAGACACAGCACAAGTAGCAACTCAGGATGGCGTTGGTGGTGACGCCGCCGTAGATAATACTGCAACACCCGCTCAGCCTCCGCAAATTAACTTACAAGATTTACAAAATCTTCGTGCTATTGTTGACACGGCTGTCCGTCGTGGTGCTTTCCAAGCCGCTGAAGCATCGTTCGTTGGAGCTGCTTTTGATCGACTAAACACTTTCTTAAATTCTGTTGCACCGGCACCGACCGAGGGCGATCAATCGAATACAGTATCAGCACCGGCAGCACAACAGTAGGAGAAAAATTATGCAACCAATAAAGCATGTAGGTAAAATGAAAAACAACGGAGCAAGGGTCGTTGTAGCATATCGAACTTTACCAGGAGATGCTTATAACGCATTGGTAATTAGTACTGCTAAACTTGGGGAATCTTATCACGATTCGCTAATATCATTGGTACAAGGTCAAGAAGGACAAGATGCTAATGAATTAGCGGAGATACTTGCTGTTAGAAAATTCCCCGATGGTAGCACTATGCTTCACTGGTTGCATCAACGAGGACAATTAATTAGAGTTCCTACTGACAGCGTATTGATGACTCCAACTACTAGAGAGACAGATAATATCTCTCTAGATATGCTAAATCAAGAAATTGCTGAACAAAGGGGAGTTAGCCTCGACGAATTAGCTATGACAGACGGAGTTAATCCTAATCCTAGGAGCTCTGTTACATTAGATGATCCGACTAAAACAACCAGTGCTAGTGTAAATGCCACTGAAGAATCTGCGGTTAAAAAGCCGTCATCTACTAACATCGAATTAACTCCTACAGAGTTACGATCAAGAGCCGATGCATTGTTTAAGCAAGCACAACAACTTCGCAAGCAAGCAGATTCGATTGACCCTCCTAAAAAGAAGTCTAAGAAAGATGTTAGCGTAGAAGTTGAATGAGTTCTTCAGAAACGGTCTATTTAAACGCTCTCAAAGATATTTTAGATACCGGTCAAGATCGTCCTGATAGGACTGAGACCGGTACTCTAAGTGTTTTTGGGCTTCAGATGCGTTTTGATTTGACAGAAGGATTTCCGGCTGTTACAACTAAAAAGTTGGCATGGCGAGCTGTTGTTAGTGAATTGTTATGGTTCTTAGAAGGCAGCGGTGACGAATTTCGGTTAAGAGAAATCTTACATGGAGAACGTTATACAGATAAAACTACCATTTGGACCGGTAATGCACAGGCTCCTAATTGGGTTAATAAACATAACCAGCGCCATAAAGGTGATTTAGGTCGTATCTATGGTGTGCAATGGCGTAAGTGGCGTAAACATCTTATACGCATTAATAAGGTTGTATTACAAAATCACGATCAATTATTAGAACTCATTAATGGTATTAAGGAAGATCCTTATAGCCGTAGACATATTATCACTGCATGGAATCCAGGAGAACTAGATCAAATGGCATTACCGCCATGCCATGTATTATCGCAATTCTATGTTAATAATGGTCGATTAAGCTGTCATATGTATCAGCGTAGTGCTGATATGTTTTTAGGAATGCCATTTAATATTGCATCATATGCATTGTTTACAAATATGATAGCACAAGTTTGTAATCTAGAAGTCCAAGATTTGATTATTTCGGTAGGGGATGCACACATCTATAATAATCATATTGATCAAGTAAAAGAGCAGTTATCTCGTAAAATGTTTCCTCTACCAGAATTAAAATTAAATCCAGAAATCGATGTTATTACTAATTTCGAAATGGAAGATATCGAATTAATTAATTATCAAAGTCAAGATAGCATCAAAGCCGTAATGGCTGTTTAAATTTTAACTTCGATTAAACCTTGCTCGCCTTCAAAATCTTGAAGTGATACAGCAAAAATTGCTCTAGCATGCTCTGTTCCTGAAAATTGCTGAGCATATCCAGACTTACTGCTAGTAACTAAACTAGATCCTTTCTTAATTAGTCCTGTTACTTTACATAATACACGGCCTTTTAGTGCTACATAAGGATGTGATTGATCGGTACCTGCATCAGAATTCATCATATAAGCAGGATTTTGCGAAATTACACCTGCTACTGCAATGTCTCCTACTATATTAGTAGTTGTAATTTCCTTTTCTCCTCCAATTATGACTACTGTTCCAACTTCATAAGAAGTATCCGCTGCATATCTTTCTGCTAAGTCTGCATAACGAGCAGCAGTAGCAGTGGCATTTAATACATTAGTAGATGGATTAAAATAAAAAGTTGATGTAGAATTTAATGGTAAATTGCCAGTGGTATCTGAGGCAAATGTTACATAATAATTATTGTCATCCGACGCTGCTAATATTTTAGAATTGGAAGATAATGCTTCTGATGCAGTTCCCCAAAAATAATTTCCGCTAGCAATACTAGATCCATTTAAATCTGTACCTGCTAAAGTTATTCCTTGAGCTATTCCTCCACTAAAATTTGCATTAGCTAAGTCTGTGGTAGGATTAGGAACAAGCAACGGAATAGAATTTAATGTTGCAAATGTATTAGCACTAAATCCAATTGTAACGTTCGACGCTACAACCATTACCGGAGTAGGATTTGTATTATATAATAAACTAGCAGGAGAATAATTTGCAATATCATACTTCCAAGATTGAGCATCTGAAGGAGGACCTATAATTGTATCATAAGTGGTGCCATCACAAATTGCTAATTGAGCACCATTCCACCATAAATCTCCTACATTTAAACTTGTAGGTTGTACATTAGAAGTACTAAGATACGCTAATCCTTTGAAATTCGACCCGTCATAATTAACATTAAGTTGATTGGATGCGGAATCGAACCATAATTGACCATGAATAGAATTAGCTGGCTCAACAGAATTACAAAAATTTTCTAATAGATAAACAAAATTTTGATCTATAACGCTGCCGTATCCGGAATAATTACGACCTACAAACGTTAAACTTGTAGTTACATTTAATGAAGCTTCATTAACTGTAGTTAATATATTTCCATTTGTTTTTGTTAAAGTATACGACATATCTTTTCCTAATTATACTGCGGCTGATTGATAGATTATATTTGTAAATGTAAAGACACCAGGATCAGAAATAGTAGGCGCTTGCCATTCTCCAGTTTTCCCAGCCGTTAACCCAGCTTGGAATAATCTTATTTGATAATACCCGGGGCAAGTTAACATGACTCTTACTTGACTGTTTAAAGGAACTCCCGGTTCTAATAAAGAAGAATTACCAGGATTAGTGATTGTAGCATTTGAACCAGTATTAATTGGAAATATTCTTGATAAAAATTGAGAAATAAATCCATTTTGCCCTAAAGGATAACCTGGCGAGGTCGAAAGAAACGTAGGAGTAGGTACTAGAGGATTAGGTACTGCATAATATGCAGAGCCAGGAGTAGCTATTGATCCTAAATCAATTGTTACAGATAGATAATTATTTAATATCTTTCCTGTATATTGAATATCTCCTAATATTGTCAATCCTTTTACCGAAGTATTAGTTAATGAACTTAGATATAAAGATACTGGGTTAGATGTTCCAATAGATGATTGAACACTGCTCATATAACCTAGCAATGTTCCATCTGTTCCATTTTTTAACAATGTAATTGGCAACGATTGGGGAGGAACATTTGCATTGTATACGGTTGTATTAATTGTGGTCGGCGCCCATCCAGAAGACGGACCAATTGTAAATATTGTTGAATTATTATATATGTTCAGTTGATTGTTAGTAGAATCCCACCACAAATCTCCTGAACTTAAATCTGCTGGTTGGCTTCCTGCTACAATAGCACCATTGATAGCTTTAAAATCTATGTCAAATACATTTAATCTTTTACCCACAGTATCATACCATATTTGGCCTACTAATGGAGAAACAGGAGGAGTACTGTTAGCAGAGTTTGCTAATAATTTAATAAAATTATTATTAAGAGCTTGACCAAAACCGCTATAATTTCTACCTATTAGAGAAAGCGAAGTAGAGTTAGAATCGATGGTGTTGTCTGCTAATATAGTTAAAATCGAACCATCAGTGTTTAATATTGTATAAGACATATTATAGGCCGCCGGTGAGGCTTTGTATTCTCACAGTATAATCAATCTGTATCATTCTGTTCAATGATTTTTGTACCGGGTGGAATATTACATGAGTTAATAATAAACTATCCCCAGTCGATGTATAACTTTTTAATCCTAATTCATCAAAAATATAGTCACCATTAGGAGTAGTAGCATTGTCAAATGCTGCTTGTCCCGATGGCTCACCAAAATCTAATAAACAGCTAACTAAAACATCACTGTAAGTTGCTCCTAAAATATGTCGTACTTGCATAAAATTTCTAGCAGGATCTAAATCGCTAGGTAATGTAGGATCAACTACTTTACTATAAGTCTCGTTATATAAAGAAGCAGTAGGACCAATGGTATTAGGAGTCAAATATGTAATAATACCTGTATCATCGACTAATGTACCGCCATTACCGAACGCCATCTGAGAAATAGTTCCGTACCCTTGATTACTTAAACTCTGTGCTAAAGCTAATGAAAAATTTTCATAATGTATAGCATTACGCTTGTCTACAAATACTTCTTTAGTTTGCGGATCAAAAATCTTAATATGGCCCTGAATTTTAACAGATCCTTGCTCGTTTGGGCGAGAATTTTCCTCTTTTTCTTGTATTTGTGTTGGGTTGTTCATAGTTTTAGACTGTTCCATAAAATATATTTATACTAGCCGATTAGGGCGTTCCGCCATAATAATAATCAGTAGGCAAATCTACCGGGCTAATTTTTAAGAAATTTGCTTGCGGTGTGTTGCTATCTACTAGAGACAATGCTCCAGTATTCCAAGACCAAGATGTTGCAGTTGTAATCTGTCGTTGAACTACAGTTAATTTAACTCCTTCTTTTACGCCCTCTACAAGGTTAAGAGTAAGTTCTTGTGTGGAAACATCAATTGTAAATTCGGGAGGTTGATAGTTTATTCCTCGATATACATATCCATTAACAGCGTCAACGGATGTGGAATTTTCATATACCCATACTTGCTTATATGGAGTATCTTCATAAACAGATACAATTGCTCCTTCGATTGGTAAATCGACAGTAGTAGCCGTACTTAAAATTATTTGATTAACGTTAGCTCCGATTGAAGAGAAATCAATTATTGTAGTACCGTCAGGTATAGCTGATATAAATCCGCCAATTTGATCAATTACGCAAGTTACATAATTTCCTGTATTAATCAAACCTACCCACCCTAACCCATATACCGGAATTGCAGTTGAACCAGCCGGTAATACATTAAAATTAGTAGTGGCAGCAGAAATCTCTGCACCTATATTTAAAACAATACATGCATCTCCGATTTTATTCGTAATTGGTAAATCTTGTACAAACGGTACTTGTATAAGTCCGGTTGATGAATTAGCAAAAGTAGTAGCAGTACTATAATTTATAATTGGTGGATCGAATGATAAATCAGTATCTTGATAATAGGATCCATACTTATTCAACAATCGGCCACCATAATAAACCATTATTTGATCTACGGCTGTAGCGGCTCTTCCTTTCTCAGAACCGTTTTTATTTGTAGAGGTTGATAGAGTAATACCGTCATTAACAAAAGTGTTGAGGTTCGAAGAGTATTGAATTATCGAAGAAACCGTAGATATCGTATAAACATTATTATGAAAGTTTGTTAATGTATTTTGATACAAATATTGCTCTTTATAAGGAATTGTTTGTAACGAGCTTTGATCAAAAACTGTGGTTCCTATTTCATTAATTGTTTTCGCACCTGTTCCTAACGTATTTCTTCTCAATTGACCTAAAATATTATTATTATAATCGATGGTGAAGAATTCGATACGTTCTCCAGAAATCATAATTACACCAGGAGAATTATTTTCTACAGATGGAGGGGATAATACTCTGGCATCATTAACATTAATAACTGTACTAGTAGAATATAAAGGCTGAGACAGATAGGTCGAATTGGCACGACTTAGTCGATTGAATTGTGTTCGATTAAACAAATCATTGAAAATTCTGTATCCTACTATGCTTGATGGAGTATCATTACTATTAAAAGTAATAATTTCAATATTATCTGTTGGTGTTAAACTATATGAACTAGATATTTTTACAGTAACACGATCATCGAGTACTGCAAAATCAACAAAATTCACTAAAGCTACTCCATTAACAAAGACCCATATATAATTTAAATCCAATACTGGTCTAGATATTTGGAATCGGCCTGCACTATTTCCGTAGAAAGTTTCTGTTCTCATTAATAAGTCATCATGATCTGTATATGTAATGACTCTAATTTCTCCAACACGATTAGGATCCCAACCAAATATATAAGATTGAGGCGGAACACACAATCTCAATTGATCTCCTATAATGTCATATTCATAATTCTGTTGATAAGCATTATATGCATTAAGAGGTCCGCCCGCACCACCTGGTTTACTTAAAATTGCTATTGCCGAACCAATGGATAACAACCCAGCGTTAATAGTTACATAATTAGGATTAATATCAAAAGAAGGATTAGATGTTACTGTAAAATCAAACCCTGGATTTAATTCTTCCCCGTTAATATAAACTCTAATATTATTCAAATTGAATGTCGATGTTGTATTTCCAGGTTTAGTATTATTGATAGCAAAAATTCTTTGATTAATATTATAAGAATTTACTTCGTAATAATCGATATGCGGAGGAACTAATAAATGTATTCCGTAACCATCATTAAATTCAACCAATGCATTAGCAACCTCTGGTTTAATATTGCCAGGCGGGTTAATTAATGGTAATACATACTCCGTATATGTTGGATTTCTTTGGTAAGTAGTTACCGGAATAATTTGCTCATTAATTTCATTAAAATATTGGTAGCTAGTTCCAAAGAACCATGCTGTAATAGCATTATTACCTGCTGGCAAATTATATACATGAACTGTTCCGCTATTTAATACATAACCATACTGAGTTGCGGTGTTAGAAATTGCATTAATTGTTTGTCCATTAACTGAAACATACGCGGAATTTACAGTATTTCCTCCGCTTATTCCTCTCACAGAAGCCATCGTCGAGGTAGTAACTACCGTATTCTTATCAATAAATCCAGTCTGATTCTCAGATTCCAAACCTCCTTCGCTAACAATTGTATAAGATAATTTTCCATTAATGGGCTGGGGTGGTATAATCATCTCATTAGTTGCCCAATTTATAGAAAAACTATTGTTATTAACAAAATTAGTTGTTGTGCTATATTGAAAAATTGTATCATTAAAGGATACTAATACGCTGGCATAGTTAGGAGGAACTATACTCATCTTTCTTACTGAAGTAGCAGTGGTACTAGCAAATATATCAAAGGAAGAAGATAGTACTAACGGCGAACCTGCAGCACTCTTAGTATATACATTTATTCCTAAACTTTCATTAACCTCACCTGGCAGTAATTCTTCAGGAGCATGCCCAGTGTAAGGAGTAATAAATCTATCACCGTCTAAAATAGTCCCGCCGAGCGTAGCTGTTGTACCCCCTATCATATATAGTCCAGTAACAGGATCTTGAACAAAATCTGCAGAATTAATTACTCCATAAGTCGAAGGATTTGAATACGTACTAGTAGTATTCCATGTTCCGCCTATATATTGACTATCGATTAAGTTAGGATCATTTGGATTGAATAAGAACGGAGGACTAATTACGTTAGTGCCGGGATATTCTATCCCTGACATTAATTGTGCATAATTAGATCCAGTACCTGGCATGCCTGCTGTTGGAGAATAATTATTTGTTATTCTATCATAAGCATTTAATAAGTTTATATTCTTTTTGTAAGAAATTGTTATACGAGTATTAGCTGCCGGTGTATAATTTAAAAATACTAACTTACTATAATTCTTTTTATAACCATTATAATAAGAGTTGTAATAAACTATTGTAAAATCTAATGGTAATGCTTGAATTCCGCCGTAATTAACCTTGATAGTCGATTTGTCAGCTGCTGCTACCCAAGATAAGACAAACTCCGAATTCTTTCCGTCGGCAATAAAACTATCAAAAGCCGGAAGAGTTATTATTGTAGGCTCTTTACTAATTCTATCAAATTTCATTGTAATAGCCGGAGATCTAACAGTATTGTTTACCAAATACGGATATGCTGTAGCAGTTGTAACAGCTCCGCCGCCGGTTAAGGTAACTGTTGGTGTTAATATATAGCCCGACCCAGAATTTGTAACTTGAATGAGATATACTTTGCCTAAAGATATATAAGCAATCGCAGCAGCCCCTAATCCAGTATCTCCCGGAGCGGGAGTTATTACTACAGACGGTGCTGAAGTATATCCTGCTCCAGAATTTGCAACAGCAATACTTCCTACCTGATATGTATAATTATTTGCCCAATCTTTCCAAGGTGATTGATTCAACAATGGATTACCTAATTCTACAGTATTAAGTCTTCCTAAAGAAGTATCATAATAGGAAGGTAAATCAAAATCTGTAATATATGAATACGAATTATCTAATGAAGTATAATCAGTTATAAAGTTTCTAATTTGTGTATGATATGGCTTAACCTCTAACAAATATTCTTTGAAATTGTCACTGTTTGACAATTTATATACAGGCGGTTGTCCTAATGATCCTGAATAATTGATTGCATTTATAAATGAAGTCTTGAATGCCCAATCTAATTGTTTTTGCTCAGATATAGCATACTTGACTGCTGTAAAGAAGAATAAATTCCAATTTATTTTTAAATCATTGATGAATAAATCATCTCTAATTGCTGTTAAAATATATTGTAATTCTACATCAGGTATTTGATCGTACAGGGTTTGATCCCATGTGTTTTTATAATCAAATCCGTAATTATTATTCGGTATATCCCATATATTATCTGAAATTTGTATAGTACCATTTTGAGAATATACTACGTCAAATTTTTCGTTAAAATTACCGAGCACTCCCGCTGCTGTTTTTTCTATAATAGCATAAGAACCGGCGCCGGCATTACTAACCTTTATATATGTTCCAGTGGATAGCTCTGGTAAGCTGCCAAGATCATATATATTTTTAACTGTATATTTGTAATCAATATACTTGTTATAGTTAGGACTAATCCAATCTACATAATTCCAATATAATGGAGTATTATATAATTGGGTATGATCTTTAATCCATGTAGGAGATTGGCCATTATTATAGATATACTTAGACCATTTACCGTTAGATGTGCTATCCGATTGAACAATAACTGTATAAGGACGAACAATTAAAGTCGGTGGTGTTGTAAAACCCGATCCTGCATTAATTATATTGGTACCGGTGATTGATCCCGATGCATTAATTTGTACCCCAATCTCGCATCCGGACGTATCGTTTTTCACTAATACTGTAGGTGTGATAGTATATCCTGCTCCAGGATTTACAATACTAATGCTTTCTATTTGACCGGTGCTTGTAGTTAATGTACAAGTGAATACTGCTGTTACAAATCCCGAAGTATCTATTAAGGATAATGCGTCATTATCTTCTACAATACGATCATATTCATTATTTGATATTGGTGGTATTGGTTCTTGTTTATTTAAATTTTCAAAACTATAACTACCAACAATACGCTGATTTATTAATACACTATTAGTAAATTCTATAACATTGCGTAACGCCGAAATACGGTCTTTAAACATCGACTGTCTTGGGCGAATTTGTATGCCATACGCTTGTCTTTCAGATAGGCTAGGATCAGGAACAGAATTACTTAAACTATCATGCCCTAACAAGCTATCAAATAATTTTTTCTGTAGTAATGAATTAGGAACACTGTTTTCATCATTTTCCTGTAATAATAACCATTCTGTATGTCTTGGAATAGAATTATTAATAATGTCATAAGAAATATTTAGGTCGATGGAATCATTAATTAATAAATTTCCTACGTTGGCTATTGCAACGGCATTACTAGAAAGAATGTCAATATATTTTAATCCATAATTTCTAGGATCAGAAATAATCTGTATTACTTCATTACAAGAAATTCTTCTATTAGAAACATTGGGTACTATAATAGAATTCTTAACCCAATAATAATAATAATTTGTAAATTGTCCGCTAATATTATTATATACCTGTCTTACAGAAAGAACACTATTATCAGGGTATTTAGGTTGTCCACTAATTCCTGAAGAAATTCCTGCAACTGTATCAGCTTGAGCTGCCCACTGGCTAGGTAATAAAGTAGTTTCTACCCATTCATAAATGTCGATACTAGATCCAGGAAATAATGCGCCCCAATAGTTTCTTCTATATTCTAATTCTCCCTGTTCATACCATGTATATTTTGCAGTACTTAGATCCCACCACAATTCTCCTACATGAGATGATTGCCAATTACTATCAAGATTATTAACTGTAGAATCTATACCGATAGAATATATTGCCGGATCGAACGAAGTTTTATATTTTAATTCTTGATCAGCTATTCCTGAAATCTTACCTTTTAATGGATCAATTACATCCAAATATTCTAATACATCATCATTCTGTGTATCGAAGAGTGTTACTTTTTGTATAGTATCTGTCTGTACTAAATTTGGTTGTGATCTTAATAGATTCCAGCTATCGGCAGTATCATTAATTTTATAATATCTTGTAATAGAACTAATAGCTGGATCTGGAGATATTTTATTTTTATAAGCAGGAGCTCCTACATATATAGAATTTTCGTTAACAGCAATACTATAACCAAAATTAGTTCCAGTATTGGTGTCGATAGGTGCTAATTCTTCTGCTAATTTGAATAATTGATTTTTTCTGTTATATACATATGCAGCCCCGGAGTATATAATTTTATCAAAAAAGTTTGTTGAATCTAAGTCAAATGTTGTAGATTCAATAGTAGGATCACTGTTAGAATCATTTACATATGTAGAATTAAACAATGCCTTGCCGTCGGCTAATTTCTTTGTATATACATCCAATGTTACCTTGATGTAAACATTGGTGCCTATGGCAGTAATTACTAGTTCTGTAGCATCCGCATTAACTCCGATAGCTTGGCCGAAATTCATGCCTACACCTACTATAGGATTAGAAATAATTTGAGTTAATGTATAAATTCCTGATTCATTATTATAAACAGCTACTTTACCGTAAGATCTACCGGCTTTAGTATTAGGAGCAGAAATAAACAAGTAAGTACCGGAAGAATTAAAGGAAATAGATTGTCCAAAATTTCCGTTTTTATCGAACGGGCTGTATATAGTTTGAAAATAATTGGTGGAAGTTCCTTGAAATACCGAAACTAAACCAGTACCAGTATAATAACCAGGAGCACCAATTGCTATATACTCAGCATTGTCAGAGCCGCCAATAGTATTACCCCATAAACTTCCTAATGTAGTAATCGACGAGGTTGTGATTTGACCGACATAAGAAATATTATCTAAGATATCTGTAGTAGCAGTAGATAACCAATAAGAATATACATTACCCGTACCTGATTTGTTTACTTGCGGTGCGCCTACTAATAATAATCTTCCGTCTAGAAATCCTGCTTCGTATAAACTATAACCAAATTGTTCATAGCTAGAAGGATTAGGACTTGCTAATACTAATTGTGTATCTTCGTTGATTACTCGAGGATTTATACCACTGATCTTCACTAATCCTTCCTGTATATTAGAAGAAGGAGTGTAGAAAATAGTCGCGGTGTTTACTGTTCCTGAATTAGTCCATTTAACATTACTAGTTAACGGAGCTCCGACAAACATTAAACCGTATGACGATGTACTATAAGTATCATCATATATCACACTTTGACCAAATCCTGTTGGAGATCCTAAAGTATAATATGTTTCTGAAGAATTATAATTAATTCCATAGTTAAATCTAAATGGAACATAATTATTATCTTCTGCATAAACATAAACATTACCCGAATTTCGAAAATCTTTATATCCCGGAGCTCCTACTAAGAAAATATTAAATTTTCTTTTCTTACTAATGCTCCACCCTAATTGTTGATTGATAGGTACTGTTTTCTGTGCTATTCTATTATTATTATAATTTTTTATCTTTTGGTATACGGCCCAATTTCCATAACCAGAGTCATCAACCCAAACTTTAGAATTTCTCTTTAATGTTATTAACTTATCATCTGACGGTAAGTTATCAAAAGTATTGTATCTAGTACTATCAAATGTAAAAATTAAACCTAAACTTTTAGGCTTAATATTAGATATTGCGGTAGTAGATGTACTAATAATACTAAATTGGTTTAGCCCGTCGACAGAATTAACTTGATAAACTCCGTCCATAGTAAGGTCAAATTCAACAATAGATATTATTTGTCCTACCGATAACCCGTGATTAATATTTGTTACAAAATTAAATCGGTCATTTATTACAGGATCTACTGTCATACTAACAAGACCGGCAGGTAATACATTGTATCGTAATACATTCCAATCTTTATTATCAGTATTAGCTAACCATATTGTGGTTCCTCTTTTTATAATATTAGTACTAGTAAGATTTAAAATATCAGCCTGTTTAAAAGATGTTAAATCTATATCATCAAATCTTACATATCCGGCAACATCTAATTGGAATATATCACTAGTTGAGGTAGTAACAAACGTAGAATTAGGTCGATAATTACGAGGAGCAATTTTCAGCTCAGAAGGTAAAACAAATGATATTAAATCAGAAGCAGGAGTAGGAAGAGAATCAACAAAACTAATAATTTGTGGATTATTAACAAATGATCCTTCATTTAATGCTGTTTCAATTTCATCATGCGAAGAATAAGAACCATAATAACCTACACGGAATGCCCATTCTTCCTTATAATCTATTCTACTGTTAATTGTATTCAAGCTAGCACGGGCTAGTTTTGTAACTGCGTTTTGTGTTCCTTTCTCTCTAATAAATCCTTGATAAAATTTATATTGTGCGGTAGGATCGCTAAAAATATTATTCAAATAAGGACGAGGAGTATATCCTATTAAATTTTGTGCGGCCTGTTGTATCGAAGAGTCAAAATTATCGATATTTAAACTATAAAAATCGTCGAACTGACTGATTTTATAATCGAAGTTTGGCAATAATCCGGCAACTGGTTTATTACCTAATAATACCCATTGAGAGAAAATAAAGGTAGCCGATCCATTAATATTGTTAATAGCAGAATAATAATTACTAGAATAATAAACTACATCGCCTGCTTTATAATCTGTAAATTGTTTCCAATTTTTTATAATTGCTTGGTCGTAGACAAATCCAGGACTAAAATAATCTCCATTCCAGTTAGCAGTACGGAACCCGATTAGTTTCATTCTTTCCTGTCTAAATCCTGTTTCGATATCATAAATGGTATCGTTAAACAATGTGAAATTATTAAAGACCATTGCGTGTTCTTTTTGAACAGAATTCAATCTTGCAAAATATATACCGTTAACTGCATTTAAAGTTTGAATTGTACATAGCCCATTAGTTCTAGTAACAGATAGTTGCTCTTGAGGAAATAATTCTCCCGTAGCCTGCAATAAACTGTATTCATAAAAACTATCAAAAATATTATCAACTACAGAATTTGGTAGTTGGAAATTTAACTGATTTGCAAATGGACTTAAAGCGATAACGCTTTGATCGGCCCAATTTTGTGTGGTCCAATATAAAAATTCTTTCGATGTATAATCCCAATTAAGGATAGATTGTAGATCGGAATTGTATTCTGTAAATGAAAATCCTTGATCTTCCAACCATGCACCGTAACCGATTATCATGTCATAAACTTGTTGTATAGTACTAAATTCTGTACCATATGGTATTTGTAAAGTCGAAGATTTATCAAAACCGCTTGCAGTTTGTACTGTGCTGCCTCCTACAATTGGTAGAGAAGGTATACGTTGAAAATATGAAGGATCAAAAGTAGTTCCACTTCTATGACTTATTTGTACAACATAATATTGATTATTATAAGAAACAATTTGACCTTTTTGATAAAAAGTTCCATAGATAGCAGAATTAGCTGTCGTGGTTTGATCAGTCGACAATCCAGAGTCGACTTCCGTTGAACTGGAAGACCATATTAAGAAAGATTCAGAAATGCCTCCTATAGTGATTGCAGTAGTATCGGGATTTCTTATGCAATTATAGACATTAAAATAAGGGTTTAATGTATCATAACCTTTAACTAAAAATTTTCCATTATTTTTTTGTACAATAATTCCAGAGATTGCAGTGGATTTTATAGGATTACTAACATTTAAAATAAGAGAATAATCTTCCGGTTGTAAAACAGAACCCGGGCTAGAACTAGCAGGATCTATTGCGTCGATAACAACTTGAAGTTCCTTATTATTAACAAATCCTCCAACTTTGTAAAAAAGTTTTATGTCGAGATTTGTTAAATCATTTTGTAATTCTTGATTATAATTTATTGTTCTTTGTTGGCCGATTTCGCTAACATAAACACTATAACCACTATTTGGGTTATTACTTACACCATGCACTGGCATGGACGATAATTTTAAAAATTCTTCATTGACACCGTAAGTTACTAAATTTCCAGCAATAAATTGATTAACAGGATTAATATTGAAAGGATCATACATTAATGCAGCATATGAAGCTGGTCTTGTTAATGCTAATAATTTTTGAACAACAAATGGCCAGTAGCTACTTCTACGCCATGCAGTTTCTGCGGGTCCTTGATCACCAAACTTCCATGATCGATTATTGGTTAATTCAGTAACATTATTATTTGAAAAGAGATCTTTAGGACTAATTAAATTTCCTAAATTATCTACAGGAATTAAATTTAATAATCCAGGTCTTGCATAATAAACATTAATACCTGCAAGATCACCTTGTTGTATTTGACCATTTTGCAAATCAGTCCATAGTGCAGTATTTTCAGAGGTATATGGAGCAGTACCGTATTGAGATACCCACCAGACGGGTTCTTCACTAAACCCTAGCATTTCCCAAGGATTAGTGTGTGGTCGATCTGTATCAAAGAAATATTTGTAAACTGATCTCCAAGACCCATTTAGAAATGTGTCAGTACTATTACTATAACCTCCGGTATAATTCCAAGTAAATGGATTCCCTAAATCAAAAATTGTGTTATCAGAATAATTAATTCCGTATTGATTCGACCATTTAATAAAATCTTGTTGTATTATAGAATTAATTTCTTCGACAGAATAATCATTAAGTGTGGTTCTAAATGCTCCGGGCGAAGAACAATTGACATCTAATACACTAGATCTATAGAAAGTCTTAATATTATTATAAATTCTTGTTTCAAATTCTAATATTATTTCATCTCGATAATCACCGTAAGCTACCGTAATACTACCGTCGTGTCCTTGTATTACCTGTGTAGGAGAAATGTATGTATTATCTATATAAATCTTAGGAGTAAACTGTGGATATAACCCTAATTTAGTAGGAGTTGGTGGAACATAGTTTCCTTCTGTATTTGTGTAATCGTTAATGACAATTACATCTCTAAGATTTAATTTAATTAAAAAGTGAACAGTTTCATTATTTGTAGAAAAATTATAATCTTGTCCATAAATTAATTGCGTTCCGTTTACATAAACTAATACCGAACGATTTAACTGAGTAGGATCATATGGTGATGTTAATGGGTAATCTGTATTACTATCATTAGCAACTGTCCATGTTCTAGAAATATAATCTGTTCCGTAAGGAACCATGTCTGACAAATAATAAGCAGAAGAAGATGTTTTATTGGCATTAATCTCTGTTAATGCAGTATCAACTGCCAATACAGGATTATTTTGAATGTTTATATCTGTTATCTTTTTCAAAAATCCTAATTTAAATTGATTATACTGATCCGCTGCTTTAGTTAATGCATCAATTACACTATTTTCTTTTGTCCCGATAAACAACTGAGCATATGGAAGCGGATTAGCATTTGATATTAATCTAGTACCATAGGAAACATAAGACTTTCTAGGTAAATCTCTTATACCCAAACTACCGGTTTGTTGTGAATTAACAACCATTGTATTAAAATGATCTGTGAGATCACTTAATGTAAAAGTTTCGATTGGTCCATTTAACGGATTATTAGTAAGACCTAATGGAAGATCGTAATAAGTGGAGCCATTTGAATTTATTTTTGGAATTTTATAAGTAGCACCCTTTGTCCATACTTTATTCAGATAAGGAAAAAGGTTCTCGAAAAGGCTATAGATAAAAAAATTTGTTATTCCTGTAGAAATAGTTCTCGTAGTTTCCCCTTCGATAATGGTGATGGTTCCATTTGCAAAATAATTCTCAAAAAGGTAAGTGGCTACTAGATCTAAATTATTTCGAAATTTTAAAGGAAATCCTAAAACAGGATCAGGTGTGCCTGTTCCTATTGCATAACCAAATATTTTATTTCCTTTAAAGTCGCTGGAATAATAGTTTTTATCTCCATAGCTAATATTATATTCATCAAATAAATCAAATAGTGGAGCTTGATTAATTGTGGTATATTGTTGAGCGTAGTTCCAAGTACTTCCATCAAACCACCAACTGGTTCCTTTATTATTTCCTTTGTTAACTGCGGTTACTGCTCCGCCGAGTTCACCCAGGGTTTGACCTACCCCGCCGGTTTGATATGCTTGCTCGAACCCAGGGTGTCCTTGTTTATCAATCTCTGTTAATGTTAATCTTAATTGTCCAGCTATAGTTACATATTTGATTTCAAAAATTACTCCTACTACTGCAGGATTAGAATCGGCAAGGAATATTACTCTATTTCCTTGGGCAGATCCCGGTGTTATAGCAACTCCGTCAATAACAACAGTAGAAGTCGATCCGGAAATAGTAGCGAATACATCGGTTATAGAAGTATCAATAAAATCAACATTAGGAATTCCGTAGGCACCAAAATTATAAAGTTTCAATCCTGCTTCAAATTCTATAATAGGTCTTTTTGCATTTAAATGCGCAGGATATACTGGAACTTGATTTGAAGCGGCAGCAGAGGCAGCGATTACATCTCGATGCACCCATCGATTATTTCTTGTCCATGGATTTAAATCTGGACTACCACGATTAATTGTTATATATTCTGGAGTGGTAGGTAAATTTACAAAACCGTCGAACGGATATTCGTCGAACGGGGTTTCATCGAAGGTTATTTGATTTTCTATATCTACTTTTTCTTGCCCTGATAGGAAAGAATAATCTATTAAATAAATGTGATCTCCTACTCCTTCGACAAAGAATTCTTTATTTTGGAAAAGTGGATCAACTGTTTCATCAAATGTTATTTTCATACCATTCGATAATGTTATTCCATTAATGGTATATGTCTGTTGTCCTATAATATTACCGACATCTCCTACATTATTCAACTGTATTGTTGTAGGACCAGTAACTAACCAGTAATAATCTCGATAATTTACAAATTTGTCCCAATCAATATGGGGATCATACGAATATACATCAGATCTAAATAATCTATCAAGATTACTTGTGTTACCATTATAAAGATTAATTTCATTTATTAAATCATCTATTGCAACGGCTTGCTTAACGTTATTAAAATTATCCTGTAAAATTAATGCAGGTGTCAATTGATAATTCGATCTTAAATTGGAAATTTCCGAAATATATACATCGCTAGTAGTATATGTAGGAGTATTAGTAGAACCCACATAACCATCTAATCTTTCCAAATCGGGTTTTTGAATTAACTGATCAATAGTGCTAGCAAGGAATTTTGTATTCTTGCTAGTCTGCAAAAATTCAGGTAATAACTGAACTGATTGAATAAAATTTGTTGCCATTTTTAACTTCCGGCACTAGTGATTATATTATTTGTACTATTCAACTGACTAGCTGTAATAGAACTAATAATTTCTATATTATTAACTGTTGCACCATTTATAAAGATCTCTGTATTTAAACAAGTAATTTGAAACAGACTACCAAATGCATTTTCAGCATTAGGAACTATAACAAAATTTGTTATGTCTGGAGTTAATAAATTCATAACATAAGCAGATAGTTCGCTAAAATTAAATGGTTGTCCAAAGTCCCAATTTTGTAAAGCAAAGAAATCATTAATAGCAATTAAAATTCGACTTCTTAAATTACTGTCACTAGCAACACTTGAAGAATTTTTCACTGCTTTAAAAGTGGCTTGAAGGGCAGGGTCTGCTAATGGACCAAATAATACTTTATAACTTACAGGTTGAAATATAATCTGGTCACTAATAGTTTTAATTGGTTCTAATAGAGCAGAATAATTTTGAGATAGACTATTACTAGTAGGTGCTAATGGTGTTGTGCCTACACCTCCTAAACTTAACCAAGTTCGATAATCCGAATCATATTCGGATGTTAACAAATAGATATCAATGATGTTAGTTTTACTAGGATCAATCCTTGTATCTTCTCCGCTATTATGTAAGTATTGAAATTTTAAATCGGAACGGCCTGGATAAACTTGATATCCTGGAGCATATTGCCAATATACATATCCAGTCGGTCCTTGACCACCGCCATATTGGCGAATACCTGAAGCAACATAAGTGTTAACAACATTATAAGCAGGATCATAGAAATAATATAAATCACCGTCGGCAGGCTTTAAAGGACCAGAAGTTGGAACATCGTTTGGAGTTGGATATGCTGTAAACATTCCACTATCTACCAAGGCATATGTTTGTCCATCTGATTGCACTTGAAAGAAAACAAATTTATCTTGATATCCTGTTAAAGAATTTACGCTGTTAGGTTGTACAATATTATTAAATGAATCAGGATCTAAAATATAACCCGAGTTATCGTAATTATAAAAACTAACTTGTACTTTGCTGGGATCTATATAACCATCTGTTTCTGAAATATTATTGTCTATTTGCCAAGGATAATCTTTACCTAACCCTATACTAGTACTAGTATTCAAAGCATTGACCGATAATATTTTAATTTGGTCTTTTACAACTGTATTGTTAACGAAATCATAGTTTACTGTACTAGGATCTATATAAAACGCAGTTTCCTGTCTGCTTTGAAAAATATATTTTGTAAGTCTATATCGTACTTCATAACCGGTGCCAGTCCAGAAAAATGCAATCATCCAACTGGAATCCATACTAGCACCTGATGTATCTCCTTGACTAGTTAAATTAAATTCACCTTTTAGATTTAAATTAGTATCGGAAATTACTGTCCAAGTTCTAGAAATCTTATTAATAGTTAACCCAAAATTTTGTTGAGTTTGACACAGTGCTACTAAGTTATTTTGAAAATTATAAGTAAAGGAATTAATAAATGCAGGAATAATTTCAACAGGAATAGCTCCATTTCCTACAACATTACTTAAAACAATAGGACCTGTACTATTAATTACAGTAGCACCATTGCCCGTAACTTGTACAACCATAGCCCATATATAAGACTGACCATTCGATCCTTGATTTTTAACTAAATTCCCCGATGGTGTAAAATAATTTAAAGAAGGATTATATCTAGGATCAGTCTCAGGTAAACTGCCCGGTGCGACAAATTTAATCATTGCTCCTTGAGCAATATATTGTAAATTATTTGAAGCATATGTTCCAACATTTACCGAATTTTGTCCACTTATAAAATAACCTGTAGATTGACCAGTAATGTTACTATATAAATTCCAAGAAACACCTTGTGTCGAGTCAAGTAATACCGGAGCATTAGTTCTGTATTGATCGTAATAAAAAGATAATAACGCCGGATTAGATACAATAGGTTCTACCTGTGTTTTAATAATATTCCAAATATCATTTTGATTAGAAAAAGTAAATGTAAAATTAGATTCGGAATTATTTTTATATAATATACCGTCAGAAGCAAATATATTTGTCGATCCATACTTTCCACTGACATCACTTAATTCAAAAAATCTACTAACACCACTAGTAACTCTTGCTACACTCTTGACTTTTAATATATCACTACCTAATGTTAATGGAGAGATATTATAATCTTCCGCAGTGACCATTCTGTTTTGTGTATAATATGTTTGCGGTGCTTTTAATTTTATGCTGTCATTGGTTTCAGGACCGGAACTGTTAGATACAGTATATTGTAAACCCATGGTCATTGTTATCGAATTATTTTGACCATTTTGATTTACATAAGGAATCTGAATAGTTATTCCGCTCATTTGCTGCGGAGTAATCGAATATGTTAATCCATTACTTTGACGATAAAATAAGGCAAAATTTCCTTGAGGTAAATTACCGAAGCTTCCATCGGAAAAATTTAAATCTATTTGATCTTGGTCTCTAGTAGAGACGCTGTAAATGTTTCTTGTATTCGAATTAATACTATTGTAAATTACACTATTACCAGTAATAGCAGGAACTCGGGACCACAATGTTTTATAATTTCCATCAGAATCTGTTTGCCATAGCCATACATCGGAATTATTAATTCCGTTAATATTAACTCCGATGATTTCATTAGCCGAAGGATTTGTTACTGCAAAATTAGATAATCCAATTTGTCCTTGTCTAAAGTAAGTAAAGAATCCAGTATTCGCACTGGAATTTCCTTGATAATCATTTTGATAAAGAAAGCTAAAATTACTGCTAGGTTGCGGAGGCTGTTCAGTTATAGATACTCCATTGGATAATGAAGCTGGCACAATTTCAAAATTCATCGAGGTTCCGCTGATATTTTTTGTAAAATCAAAAATTGGAACATCTTTATTTGAACTGTTAATTTGATACTTCTGAGTCAATATTCCATTAATAGTCACGCTGTCATAGGGATTATTGAAGCCGAAATTAGGATTCATAGTAGCATTAATAATGCTTATAAATTGTTCATACCAGTTGGGATTTCTAGGATCATTCCAAACAACTGTTGTATTAGCTAAATTTACTCCGGTATTATCGAATACACTTTCTGTTGTAGAAATAGCTGTTATTTTTAATACCCCAGAAGCCGGGGTATTTCTAGCAGGGTTATAACTGACTAACTGTGCTAATCTTAATATGCTATCTCGACGTTGTGCAGTTTCTAAGAAGTTTTCTCTAGCATTTAAATCTATGCGGAAACTTAAATTTTGACCTAAGTAAGCTATTAAATCTACTAGAGCAATATATTCGCTACTATCAGTGTAATCATTAAAATCTTCAGGAAAATTTTCCTGAAGGTAAGCAATCATTATGCGTCTTAGTGTGACAAAATCATAACTTTGAAATTCAGCATTAGGGTAAGATTGGTACTTTTTAGTCCAATCTTGTGTAATAAGTATTTCGGATGGTGTTGATGGTATAGTCATGATTTTAATTTATATGGTATTTATTGATATAATAATCCTGGTATATTATTGGACCGCACTGACTAAACCAAGATTTTGATCAAACGACAAAATTATATTAGCGGCTTGATTTGTTCCTACAATGTTTACTGTTAGTTCTAGCAAATAGCCATCAGTATACTCTGTAAGATTTATTTTAGTAGGGTTTATTCTAGGATCTGATGTACAAACAGCAGTTATTTCCGTTTGCAACGCTGTTGTTATATTTTCTGACATAGGTTCCATTAGATAATCCCATAAAGAAGTACCAAATGTCGGATTCATTACCCTGCTGCCTTTTCTAGTATTAAATCGATTAATAAGATCCTGACGTATTAATGCGATATCGTACAATTTAGACCCAGGGTTTGCACTGTCAACAGTACTAAATCCTGCATATAAATGCCCGCCGGTAGCAGGTGATGTTTTTAATGCGGAAGGGTTTGTAATTTCTATTGATTTGAATGACATAATAATATTTATCGGTGGTTAAACCGACGCAATTGTGCCTCCAGCATCTAAGTAAACTTGTTGTATATTGGCTAATTGTCTAGTAGGTTGCCCGTAAATAGACCCAGGTAAACTAGCCCATATATTTTTGTTTTTTGCTACGGCAACATTAAAATTACCGTTTAATATGTCGTCCATGGAATTAGTTTGGGTCAATAGTAGCTTACAGGCTTTATCCTGACTATCAGGACTAAAGTCGGGCAAATTAAGGATCGTTTGACAATTTTTCCAAGTCGAATATAAGAATTGATATGCGCCCGCAGCAGTCGACGGGTATTTTGTATTTTTACCGTTAACAATGTTAGGGTGTGCCGCATAATTGTATGTAGTATTAGGTTGGCCATTTATTGTAGGATCCGTAACATTAAATAATGCTCCGGTATACATTGTTCGGTATCCGTTATCTGTTGCGGTTCCTTCAGCATATCTAATCATCCATAAAAACGCATTCAGATTATCTGCAGGAACATTTCCTGTTTTTGCAGGTGGGGTTCCCGCAATATTAGGCTTGGTCGGATATAAGGTTGAAATGCTTGTAGAAATTCCGCCATTTGTTTGAGAAGTCGGGCCGCCCGGTCGTTGTATATCTGTATTTGCCGCACTGAATTGTGAAGGATTCTTATTTTCATGTTGATCGTACGGTTCATGTGTAGGAACACGTGGTAATATAGTTGTAAGATTAGGGGCCGCATATTTTTGACCATTTTCCCAAGTGCCTGATGCGCCAGCTGCTCTATTAGGTAATGAAAATAGAGGTAATGGAGAAGCAGATTCCGGTGTTGATGGACTGGTTGGTGTTGCGGCCGCAGGACCATTCATTTGTATAAGCTGCGCCGTTTCAAAATAAGTTCCGCCAGCAGAAACATTAAAATTACCGCTGGATCCTTGATACATGATCCCTCCCGCAGCTAAATGTATGTCAGCAGAACTACCCATCTTAACAGAACTATTTCCAACAATATTCACATTATTTTCTGATGCAATGTCAGTATCCCCCGAAGCATTGATATTCATTTGACCGCCTGTTTGAACAAAACAATCGTCTCCTGATATAATTGTTGTTTTAGCTACACTTTGTATTTGTACATTGCTCGAGGCTGATAAATTTAAATTTCTTAATGCTTCGATGTTGACATCTCTATCAGCTCTAAAATTTATATCATTTTCGCTGTGTATAGAAATTGAGTCTGCTGCATAGATATCTATTTTTCCTAGGCTAGTCATTTCTAACCAAGCAGTACCCGCACTATTAGCAATATAAATCAAGTCTGCAGAATTATGTAATAAAATTTGATGCCCAGTTCTTGTGCGTATTCTTACTAATTCATTTTGCCCATTAACATCGCCATCATCCATAACAAAAGTAGATCCTCCTAATCTACTAACCGGTGCTAAACGACTACCATTATATCCGATCGTTCCTCTTTTAGCCCCTTTGGTGGTATCGACTGGTCCGGGGGTGCTGACTCCAAATACTGCACTAGGAATTTCTCTTCTAGCGGAACTAGATGTTATACCTCTTATATCATCTATTAACAATCCCTGTACTTTTAATCTATCGGCAAATGGATGCACTGCTTTAGATATATTGTTTACTACACCGCCATCATTTAAGTTTTGACTTTTTTTATGTATTTCCGCTACCGGTAATTTTGTGGTTCCATAAGAATTGATTTGATCCTGTGTCATTGCAGTTTTGTCACAGGCTGCAATTCCTGGAATCATATGATTTTGGAAAGTATCCATAACACACCCCATCCAATATCCTTGGTTGGGATCGCCGTCGACAAAAATAACTAAAACTTTTGTACCTATATCAGGAGGAACAAACCACATTCCATAACTTTTTTGAACATCATTGAAATTACTGCTATCATTACCTTCAAACTTTGCCGAAGTTACTCCATAAAAAGGATTAAGATATTGAACTGGATATACAAAATCTTGATCACTAACTGGTCCAGGGATACCTGTTATCAGTGCGACTTCTACACCACCCATGAATGAAGAATCGAGATGGTTTGTTATTTCTCCTATAAATGGGCCAGGAGATGGTAACGGTGCTAGACTTCTATCATTCATTGCCATAAAATATAATCATCCTCCAGGAATATCAGTTCCGTTTTGTGCCGCAGCGGCTCTAATTTTTTGTATCTGTTCTAAAGTATAAACTCTTCCATTAAAAGTTAACCCTTCATTTATAGCTGTCGTAACCGGATTAGCAGCAGGTAAATTTTGTAAATCTTGCGGAGTTTGTATTACTACTCCATTTTGTAATTGTTGTATTACACCTGAATTAGGTGGTACAAGTTTAGAAAGAGCAATTATCGATGCTAATTGCGCAGGTTTTAAAGTTAACAATTCAGCAGTAGTTAGCCCTAATTGGGATGCTGCATTAGTAATCGGAGATGCAATTCCCTGTATAGTCCCGTTTATACTATTAGTTACATTTTTTATTGCAGCAGCAGGCGCAGCCGTTACAGCAGAAACTGCTTGACCCGCAGAAGTTATTGCACCACTTATAGCTCCTTCTATCTTAGAAACCGCAGTTTGTATAGAAGTTTCAATTTTTTGTATACCCGATATTAATTGAGATATCGAGCTTGCTGGAGGAGTTTTTACGATATTTTTAGCAGCATCTGGAACAAGTGCATCATTAGGGTTTGGAGAAACTTTCATGTTATCTCCTGGATTACTAATTGTAACTTGATCGTTAACATCGACAGATATCATTCTATAGACTTGTAATTTTTGTTTAAATACACCTTCTTTGAACATGGAAGTTACTCGAGTAACACTATATATTCCTGAAAAAGAAATCTTGTCGGTATTAAATTTTGCTAAACCAGTACCTCCATCTGAGAACGGCACATCATCGATGTCTATAGGGTTTTTAAAATCTATTTGTATTAAAACTTGACCGTAATTATGATTTGTTTCTCCATCCGATGTTTCTGCGGGGCTGTCTTCTGATTCATCAGGAAAATAATTTCCCAGTCCTCCTGTAACTAGATAAAATGGATCTCCTATTATTTCTAAATCTCCCATTAACATACTAAACTGAGATGTTTCTATTAACGAACGAAACATATTTTTTGCTTGTATTGAAAATGGATCAGTTTTTGGTAGTCCGGCATTTTTTTGATTTAACCGACTAGCTAACTTTTCCGGTAAACTGACAGGTTGTCCGATAGTCTTTCTTATTACATCCTCTAAATTTTTCTGGGCTGCTTTTTGCGCTTTGACTTGTTCGTCAGGGGCCAATGCATTAGCTCTAGGAACAATATCATTGTTTCCCATTCCTCTTACTAACGGTTCATAAAATAGAGTATTAAAATTTAATTTAAAATCTAATAGATCAACATTTTGACCTGTATAGATATAATTATAGGCACGGCGTATTAAAGATTTTAACCGTTCAGGATTTGAATTATCTTTTTGAAATCCCGGAATTAAAGTATAATGCATTTTATAAGGAGTAACTACATATGTAAATGTACGTTTATTTTTGCCCCATACAGGATCATATGCTCCTATTTCGACCTTAATTGTTATTCTCCAAAAATCTATCATGTCGTAATTGTCGATCACACTGTCGATATCACCGCCGTCGGCTAATTTTTGTAATTTTTTAGCTAGATAATCACTATCTCGTATTACGGAACTAATAATTTCACTAATATTTGCTCCTGCTTGAAATACCATAATTGTGCTAGATGGATTAACTTGAGTATTAGAATCGTTTGCGCCTTCTTCATCATCAAATTTATAGTTACTACCTTTTGATAGCTCTGGATCTTTGAAATCATAGAGATTTCTTTGTAAAAATATTTTTGTAACTTCTGCTGTTGCTATATCATTTTCTACAGTATAATCCAACTTTTTGTCCACATATGAAGGAAATTCTATTTTATATTCGTCATTTGTTGTAGGAGTAGGCGTTCCTTCTACATATTTTCCTTCTTTGGCATCTAATCCTATTCCTTTAGTAACACTACTCATTAAATTTTCTAAAACAGTTTTTACATTGAACGGTGCTTCTTTTTCTTTTGATGATGGAACCTGTATAGGTCTTTGTAAATTATTTGGATGACCAAAGGCCATTTGATCCACGGGTACACCTTGGCATCGATATCTAGTCCCTTGCTCAGAAACATCTACTTCTACTTTTGTAAAATGAAAAGGAATAAATCTAGTACTTTTATCTACAATATGAGGATCTGTAAAATCATCACCGTCAGGATATCCTATAAATTTTATTTCTAAAACAAATACTGCCTGCATATAATTAATATATCCAGCAGCAACCGAAGCTACTTGAAGTGTTTCTAAAAATCCGCTAATACTATATGGTTCGTATACTTCAAAAGACATACCAGATATAATGGTAGCCTGTGCCTTTTGTGTTGGAGCCATAATGGTTTGTATTTCGACATTATCGATATAATAATCGAACTTTGCCCAAGAATTAGCATTATAATCTTCAACCACCTGAGGACCGTCTTTTAATAAAGTTAATTGTTGATTTAATCCTGCGTTATTTTGAGCAGCTAATTGAACCGCTGCATTTTCCTGGGCTGTAAAATCAATGCTGTTTGTGTTTCCCGACAACGTAGCATTAGTTATAGCGTCGTTGAATGTTACAACCTTTGCACTTTGTTGATTTTGTATTATTTGTTGATCTATAGCATTAAGTTGATCGGCAGAGGCAGGTTGAGGAGGAGTTATTCCTGTTCCTGCTTTCCCGCCAGATCTTAAAATAACATTCGATACAATATTAGAATTTCTATAACTGGAAGGATTGTTAACTTGTTCTTTGTTTAATGTAGCTAGCGTAAAATTATAAGTGTAAGATCTATAAGAATTTAATACATTTTTTTCGATCGGTGGCAACCTTGTTGCTGTAACAACAATTTCCGAACTTTCTTGAGAAGTGTTTGGAGTTTTATCTGTTAACGGTGAATCGCCAGCATTAAGGGTCATATTAAATTCCTAAGGTTGATTTAATGGTACTCAGCTTAGGAAGATATATTTGTGTGCCTGCTACGAAATCATATATAGGATCTTTAATTACAGAAAGATTCCTCATAGCAAATACCCACCACAAATTAGAATCATTATATAAAGCATATGCTAACAAATCGGGTCTATATTGATATTGTCCTGCGATGGTATACAATATATCATCAGATTGTGCAGGAATATCTCTATAAATCATTGTTCCGAGATAGCCAGCAGAAGTCGATGTCGTTGTATAATAGGGACTAGTCTTTTGATAAGTTGCCATATATTATAAGTATTTTGAATTATATGAATTGATATAATTGTCAAGGGTAAATTGAGATAACTCATTTCTACTATAAAGTGGATAACAAGTTATTGCAATAGTGGAAGATACCGGTACCATTGCAGTTTGATAAGTTGGATCTAGATTATTTTTACCGAGAGTAAAATAATCAACATCGTTAGGCAAATCAATTCGATATGAATTAATAACGACCGGAACATTCTGTATCATATATTTTCCGTAAGCATTCAACCTGCAAACCGGAGGAGGAGCTCCGGGCAATGCATCTTCCCCAAAAGTCATTTTAGTCAAAGATTTAAGTAAATGCACTGTGGCTAGATACATTGCAGCTTCCGCACCATTTTGAACTGTAAATTTCCCTTGTATATTAAGAGGACCAACTGAACTATGCTGATAAAAGTATTGCGTATAATTTCCATGCGTGGGATTTAAAGCAGAATAATCGGCTTTAACATCGTATGAAATTTGCGGGGTATATGGAAAAATTATTCCTCCATTGGCAGACATTCCATAAGGAACATCTGTTAGATATTTCGAAGGAACCAAGATTTTTGCTCGTAAATCCTGTTGAATTACCTGTCCTTTAGAATTCGTTACAGTGACTTGTAAAGGAGGTGCAGCTTCAGGTTGTGCCCCAGGTGGTACTGGTGATCCATCCTGATTTACCACGGAAGTAATTGTTTTCCCGCCTATATCTGTAGTCAAACTAACTGTGGGTTGAGGATTAGCCTGATTGTAAGCGTCGATAAGACTAGGTCCAGATATATCGGGTAATGCCATTAAAATCTCCTTATATACTATTTACCAATAAATAAAATGCTAACTTAATAGTTGACATATTACTTTAATATGTTATAATTTCTCTAAGAGGATAATAATAATAAGATGACAAATATTGGAATTACCACAAGAAAAGTAAAATATCTTAATAATAGAGATTTGTTAGCAGAGATTCATAAAAGTAAATGTTCGTTTTCCAGTTTTAGTAAACCAGAATATCATCAATACGATTTAATCTTAACGAATTTAGATAAGATTAATGTTCGAACCATTGCAGAAGCCAAACGTGCTCGAGCTAAAAGAATAGGGTTACAAACATTTACTGCTGCAAAACTAGCCGGCGATAAAAAAATCAAACTATCGGATTGTATTCCCGATTACAAAACTATTGCCAAAACCGATGTTGTCATACGGATTATGACATTTGATCATATTCCGTTGGCACCAGGTCGTAAGAAAACTACCAAAACTCGCGCAGATAGCCATGATAAAGTAAATTTTCCTCCGTTCCAACATTGGAAATACGATGAAAATGACGAATTAATTTGCGTGGGAAAAAGTCATTGGAAGGGTGGTATTAAGACTGGAAAATTCAGTAAAGATCATGGACGCATTACTGAGAATTTAGGAAGAATGTATATTAAACTCAGCGAGAGATACGCACAACGTAGTAACTGGCGTGGATATACATATGTAGATGAGATGAAAGGACAGGCCATTCTACAGTTAAGCCAAATTGGATTACAATTTGACGAAAGTAAAAGTGAAAATCCATTTGCCTATTATACTGCTGCCGTAACTAATTCTTTTACCCGTATTTTAAATTTAGAAAAGAAGAGTCAGAATATTCGAGATGATCTTCTGGAAGGAGCAGGACTCACTCCTAGTTCTACTAGACAAAATCTTCATGAATTTGCGGAAGAGAGCGCCAGACAAGCAGAAATATACAAAAATATGCGTATGCCAAAAAGCGTGGAAACCGACGACGAAGATTTACCCGAAGAATCAGAGTAAGATTGATTTTAATCCAAAATGCATAAATAATTATATACATTTAGGATTAAAATATGTTTATCTATAAAATTACTGTCATACCGATTGATAAAGTTTACATAGGAATGGATACAAAGCCATCATACAAATT